ATCCCACCTAAGTCTGATTACTGATTGGGAATCACAAGACTGGGCAATTATTTCAGAAGATAATGCAGGTAATGTATTTTGGGATAAGATAGATAACAGCCCTGCTATTACAGGTTCAGGCACAATAAACACTTTACCTCTTTGGACAGGTACTCAGATATTGGGAGACTCTTTAGTTACTCAAGACGCTGACCCAGCAACCAACCCTTTAGTTACTGTTAATGGAAACATTATAATCGGAAGCAATCAAGCTTCTTTAACAGGTATAGAGTCTAACGATAACTTTGAATTATTTCTTGGGGAAAGTACAGCTAGTCAAATTAGCTTAAATGGACAGAACAATAGTTTAGCAGGAGGATATTTCTTAGCTAAGTGGAAAGGGGATACAGGTACTTTTAACACATCAACAGGAAGACTTCTTATTCAAGACATGCCAAACGGCATATTTAACTTTGATGCTAGAGTAGAGAGAGAAATAGCAAATACTTCAGGAACTTACGCTAAATTATTTCAAGTTACTGAGGGATATGGAAACCACAAATTTTCTATAACTCAAGACGGAGGAGATACCGCTCAAGGAAATAGAGGACCGTCTTTTAATTTAGGTGGAGTGGCCTATGCTAACGGAGCAAATGCCGTTGCTATGGGTACTGCAACAACAGCATTTGGAAATGGCTCTTTGGCAGCTAACTTTTTAACATTAGCTTCTGGAGCAGGTGCGTCAGCATTCGGACTTTCAACTGAATCCTCAGCGTTAGCCTCAGCTGCTTTTGGAAATAAGACATTAGCTTCTGGACCTTACTCAATATCAAGTGGTCAAGATACAATAGCATCAGGGCAATCATCTGTAGCCATTGGCGAAAAGGGAGAAGCCTCAGGAAATAATACATTTGTATCTGGATTTGGTGGAACAGCAAGCGCAAACAACGCTGTTAAATTTGGATTTGGTGGAACAGCAAGCGCACCAAACTCCCTGGCTTTAGGATTTGAATCTACAGCAGGAGCAGACGGTTCGGTGGCGTCAGGATTTCAAAATACAATATCTTCAGGAGCAGATTATTCATTTGCTTCAGGTAAGACCAATACCATTTCAGGTGTTCATAGCGCAGTATTTGGTAATAATAATAATATTGACGGTTCAAATTCATTAGCTTTCGGTAACAACAATGTTGTGACTGCAGATTCTTCAATAGTCGGAGGAGGGGGTAATACTATTTACACAGGAGTAAACTCTGCAATTTTTGGAACTGGCTGCAGAATAAATGCTACTACATCATTTGTAGTAGGAAGAAGTAATATAGTAAACGCAGGAGCAGATTATTCTGCTTTGTTTGGCGAAAACAATGTTGCGACAGGAGGAGAGAGAGCTTTTGCTACAGGAAAAGGCAACCAAGTTCTAGATAAGAATACTTTTGCTACAGGCGTGAATAATGAGGTTTTAGCGGAGAACGCATTTGCCGCAGGCTCTGGAAATATTTCCACAGCATTTCAATCGGCTGCTTTTGGATTTTCAACTGAAGCTAGAGGAAACAACTCATTTACATTTGGAGAAAACTCCATAGCATCTAACGTAAATTCATTTGCAGGAGGAAAAAATACAAACGCAAGTGCAGAAAGAGCTGTAGCACTTGGGAATGGAACTATAAGTTCAGGCCCAAATGCATTTTCCATAGGGGTTAGCAATTCCTCTACTGCAGCGAACTCGGTATCATTTGGACAAAGCAATACTGCAAGTGGATTGCAGTCGTTTGCCACAGGGAATACCAACACAGTTAGCGGAAATAATGCATCTGCTTTTGGGCAATATCATACTGTTTCAGGAAATCAAGGATTTACTGCAGGAGGGATGAATCAAATTATTGGACCAACAGGAATTGCTTTAGGAGCAGGCAATAATATTAATTCTGCCGCAGGAATTGCAATAGGGTCAAGCATTACTGTTAGTAATGCTCAAGGAGTTGCAATAGGAAAAGATATCATATTAAATGATTCGAGTCCTACATTTGCTTTTGGATGGCAGCTAACTGATTCAACTTCCATACAAGGTCAGGTTGTAATAGGACAGTACAACGCACTATCTGCTGCTAAAGTAGTAATAGGTGCAGGAAGTGTTGTTACAGGATTAAATGCAATTGAAGCATATACAAGTCACATTGCTCTTGGAGCTTATGGAAACGGAACTGTTGTACAAGATACTAAAACTTCTTATAATTTAAAAGTTGATTCAACAGGAAAAGTTTTTGAAGATTTAGCAACAAGTTTTTATACTTATACAGCTTTGATATCTCAGGCAGGAACTGCCGCTCCTACAGCAAATGTTTTATTCAATACGATTCCATCAGGATTTTTAACGTGGAGTAGAAACGCAGGCGGAGATTATTCATTAACTTCAACCTCAACTCCGTTCACTTCAGGAAAAACAATTGTTTTTGTAAATGGTGGTAGTGCAGAAAACAACCATGATATAGCGTGGGAAAGAATAAGCGATAGCGAAATAAAAATATTAACACATAATAGTGACGGTAAGTTAACCAATGGCTCATTAGAAATTAGAGTTTATCAATAAAAAATAATATGGCAGCAACAATAACATGGACAATTTTAACAATGGAGTATGATACATCAACGGCTCCAGGTGAATTAATAGTTACATCTGCGATACAAGCAAATGATGGCATTGGGTATGCTAGAAAAGTATATCAATCTAAATTGTCTGGAGTGGTAGGTGCACCTCCACTTACGCCATACAACCAATTAACAGAAGCTCAAGTAATAGCTCTTGTGCAGGCTGATTTAGGAGCAACTGTAGTTGCTGATGGAGAAGCTTACGTTACAACTTATTCGGCTATTAAGAAGCAACAAATAGAAGATATAGGTACATCAAGTGGACTGCCTTGGCAACCGCCTGTTGACCCAGTAGGGTAAATAATTAATAATAAAATTTAATATAATGGATATAAGAAAAATATCTGTCGGTCCAGATTATAAATCTGGAGCTATGCATTACTTAGTAGGTCAAGATGTTCTTAACGGAACACACAGGATTCATTTAATTAAATATGATTCTGATTTACAGTCCTATAAAATATACATAGAAGAAGATGATGTTGTTATTCTTTGGAAAGAGTTTAGTTCTACTATGCCGGTATCCATTGAATACAACATAAACTTTTGAAATCACCAACTGACTTTATAGTAACACCTAGAGAAGATAAAAGATATTCCAACACAAAAAATATTGGTGGGATAGATTTTCTTGTTAGCTCATCTGAAGAAGATGCCAGGTACTCAAACAGGTATGCTGAAGTAAAAGCACTGCCTATAAACTATTGTGGCCCTATAGAAATAGGAGATACCTTATTGGTACACCACAATGTTTTTAAATTCTACAACGACATTAAAGGGAGAAGAAAAAGTGGCAAGAGCTTTTTAAAAGACAACTTATTTTTAGTAGACAATGAGCAGTTCTTTATGTATAAGAAAAATAATGTTTGGCATGCACATGACAGATATTGCTACATTAAGCCTGTTGAAACAAAAGAATCTATTATATTTAAGAATACTAAAGAAGAACCCTTAGTTGGCATAGTTAAGATTCCTAATCAAAACTTAATTAAGCAAGGCGTTAATAAAGGAGACTTAATATCTTTTAAGCCTGACAGCGAATATGAGTTTGAGGTTGATGGGGAAAAACTATATAGAATGTTTGACCATCAAATAACAATGATATTATGAAATCAAACAGAGAAATTAAATTAGAAATTATTGATGCAGCCAGAAGGGCTGTTCACCAGTTAATTAAAGTTGCCAAAGAAGATATTATCAAGCCAGACCCTCAAGATGATTTGGCTGCAGATAGACTTAAGAATGCAGCAGCTACTAAGAAGCTTGCGATATTTGATGCGTTTGAAATACTAAGTAGAATAGAGGCAGAGAAAGAAGCTTTATCTCTAGCAGAAAGTAATAACAAAGTAGATACAAAACAAGGGTTTGCAGAACGTAGGTCAAAATAACGACATGTATAAAGTGGTACAAGATTATGTACCTAAATCCGTACTTACCAATAAGAATAATAAAAAAAGCTGGGAGTATGGGTATAACAAGAAATACGACTTTGTTTGTATATCTAGAAGCGGCGAGCTTGGGGATATAATAAACATACAAGGTCTTATTATTGGTTTACCTAAACAACCAAAAAAAACATACTCACGCTCAAATAAAAAAGCTGAGCAATACTGGGAAAGAATAGATATCCCAAAACCTCTCACCAAAATTCAATCTATATTTCAATGGAATGAAATGCCTAGTGAGTTTAAAAACAACTGGGTTGATTATATAGAGAATGAATTTGACAATAGAGAGCTAGGATATTGGTTCATGAATAATGGAGTTCCTACATACATATCAGGAGCTCACTACATGTACTTGCAATGGACATCTATAGATGTTGGTTACCCAGATTACAGAGAAGCTAATAGAATATTTTATTTGTATTGGGAGGCATGCAAAGCTGACAATAGAAGTTTTGGAATGACTTATCTAAAAATAAGACGTTCAGGATTTTCTTATATGGGCTCTTCAGAAAGTGTCAATACAGGAACTCTAGCAAAAGATTCAAGGGTTGGTATACTATCTAAAACAGGAGCAGACGCTAAGAAAATGTTTACTGATAAAGTTGTTCCTATAGCAAACAGATTGCCGTTCTTCTTCAAGCCTATACAAGATGGTATGGATAAACCTAAAACAGAGTTAGCGTTTAGGATACCTGCTTCTAAAATAACAAAGAAGAACATGTATGATGCTGATAAGGAAGAGCTGTTAGGACTAGACACAACTATAGATTGGAAGAACACAGATGACAACTCTTATGATGGTGAGAAGTTATTATTGTTAGTTCATGATGAAAGTGGTAAGTGGATTAAACCTAATAATATTTTAAACAACTGGAGAGTTACAAAAACTTGTTTGCGTTTAGGAAGTAAGATTATAGGCAAATGTATGATGGGCTCTACGTCCAATGCATTAAACAAGGGTGGAGATAATTTTAAAAAACTATATGAGGATTCAGCATTAACTAAACGAAACTCAAATGGTCAAACCAAAAGTGGATTATATTCACTTTTCGTACCTATGGAATGGAACATGGAAGGTTTTATAGATAGATATGGGATGCCGGTATTTAGAAAACCTGAGGGAAAAACAATTGGAATTGATGGTG